CCACCTAATGTTGGTTTCTTTACTGTGCCGGATTTTTCTTCGCCTGTGCTTTTACCCATTCCGTAAATACGTTTTCTCTTTGTTTTTTTACTATCCGTTAACAATGAGTCACCTGGTTTAGATTTCTCCGCCGTTGCACGAAGCCCCTTGCTATATAAGCCTAAATTTTGAGCAGGGCCATCTCTCTCCCAATTCTCGATAGCATCAGCGAATCCTGATTGTTTTTCATACTTCATGCCTGGATCGTCTGCATACTTTGCCCCAATTTTTTCTTGAAGTTGAGGGAAACTTGGTGATGCCATAGCAAGCATCATTGAAGGGGTTGGGGCTGTCATCAATATCCGCCTAATTTTTGTTTAGAAGCATTGCCTTCCTCTTCCAATCCAGCCGCACCGCCTTCATTCGTAATCAAGGAACTTCTGCCACGTTTTCTTTTAGCTTGCTCTTCGGCACGGGCTTTCGCTGCTTTTTCTTCCGCTGCAATACTCGGATCTGGCAACGGCGGGGGAGGAGCAGGCATCGGAGGCATTGCAGGCGCTCCGCCAAAACATCCTGTAAAAATAAAATCAAGTATGTTCATCAATAGCCCCCCAGTGTTTTCTTTTGTTTAGAAGCATCATCGCCTAACCCTTGAGCGCCACCCTCATTAGAAATTAAAGCACTCCTGCCACGCTTTTTATTGTCCGCTGTTTTCTGTCTCATTGCCGCAGAGTTATCTACTGGCGCAGGCTTTGGGGGCGGAGGCGGTGTGTAAACGGGTCTTGGCGGAGGCGCTCCACCCATGATTGAAAAGTAAGTATCAAGAATATTCATTAGAAAATATCAAACTCCTGTTCTGCCACGGTTTGTAATGCGGATGTCCTGGGCGTTCTGTAATCCATTGCCAACTGCATAAAAGCATCAGCCCCATGCGAAGCCCAGTTATGCACTGGGTTTTTCTTGTAGACTCCCAACTTGTCATCAAACTCTTTATGGTAATTACGCAATGACGAAATCAACTTTTCGCATTTCGTCTTATCAAACCAGCATTTTGAAATTATTTGTCGTGCCTGTTCGATTGCTTCTTCTTTTGCTCGTACTTTTTTACCGACTGTAAAAATGATTCCCAGACTACGCGCCGTGTCTCGACGGCTCTTGCCTGTAGTAAGTTCTCGCACTTCAATATCCCACGGCGCATGATGCGCCCCATAGACGTAAGGCTTGCTTTTAAGCACGTTGATAAAGTGTGGTAACCCCTCACCGCTAGCCTCGTAGTAGTCAATGATGCGTATTTCGTTTCCTACCGTCTGGTAAAACACAATTGCGGTTGCGTCATCAACACCAAGATCCCAGGCTGTCTGGACATCTATCTTCGATTCCCACGGTATATTTAAAAATCTTCCATCATCTTCCGCCCTTGTCATCTCTCTGGCAAAGTACGCTCCGGGGATTGCCGCGTGGAATGAACAGAAATACTCCTGCTGTATCATCTCCGGCGATAAGCCTTCGCGTTCCTCATCAACAATATCTTCGGGACTGACTACCGGCGATCCGTCTTCGCCAACCGAATCACGCTTGGTATCATCCACTGTCAACCGTGAACAAAACCACTGGTCATTCTTGTCCGCCATTTCATACATCTTGTGACCATGATTCTGACCACGCGGTGTATAAATAAATAAAGCCCATCCGCCATTTTCTCTTACAATAGGGCGCATTAAATCCCAGGCTTTCGGTGTCATAATCGGATACTCGGAAAAGATCAGCCCGACGGGATTTGTCCCGACGAGCCAATCTAACCCCATGTCGGTTCCGACCAACTGATAGATACTCCCGTTTGAAAGAGTTATCTTCATATCCGTTTCATTCTTGCTCTTGATCAGTTCCTTCGGGAAATGATCCATCACTTTTAAACCAGCCTTATCGATACCATCCCATATGGCCTTCCTTGCCTGACGAGCCGTCGGGAACAGATGATAATACTGCCCGACTCTTTGAAACATTTCTTTGACGCATAAATTTAAAGCTGTTTTATCCTTCCCAGCGCGTCGATGCCACACGAGTACAGCCCGTTTGACCCCTTCATCAAAAGCCCTAAACAGAGGGAGCTGGTACTGCCTCGGTGTAAATTTGTGTGGTAGTGTCAGGGTCGCCATTATAATTTACGATATTTACCTGGACTTTCAGCCCTGTATCGTTCTCTTCTTTCTGCGCTAATTTCGCGTACCATCCAAAAAGTTCTCTGCGATTTCTATCACTTGATCTTGCCCAGGCGGTAAGCTCTTCCACTCCTCCAATGTTAGCAACCGCTTTCTTGATAGTTCCAGCAACTCCAAGGTCTTCAGTCTCCTGTACAGCTTTTTCCTGCTCCTTGTAAGTCCTGATTCCCAGCGCCTTGTTTGTCTTGTCGAATGCGGCACGTTCTGTCTCGCTCATTTCGTTCAACATGTTGATATACCCTGTGCCATCCGCCACCTATAAATTTGTATAATGTCCACTGCTTGAAAACAAAATAATCAGCAGCTTGGTCTGCCGGACATGTTGTGAATATCCAGTAATATTCGTCATCAATCTTTTTGGCATCACACTTCACCCCGCTGTTCATCGCCATGATGGGATGAGCAAATACGACATCAGGTTTGCGATCACCATTGACATCGTAGTAAACCGTCACATTGCCAGGGATTTCATTGACATTCCATCCCAGCATCATGCTTATTGGCGGCTCTACGACTCCCGCTTTGTTTGACCAGTCTGTAAATGCGGCTCCTGGCAAGGCCAACGCGAGTATTAATAAGGTTGCCGCGATGTTATTTACCATTGACCGCATCGATAATGGCTTCTGTTGCGTCGAAATAAGCCTTGCTATCGATGTAAAAAACTCCCAACCTTCTCAGTTCTGCATCATCTATGCAATGCCCTCCGACATCCTCAAAAAATAACTCTGGATCTGCGGGGCGCAAGGGATAGGCAACATTAATGCCTTCGCCTGGAAAAGACTGACAACTAGTCGTCAGAAGTAAAAACAGAGCGAGGGTCATCATCCAGGCGCTTAATCTTATCGTTGCGTTTTTTGCGTATTGCGTCGCGCACCTCATTGATTTTTCCATGAATATCCAATGCCGCTCTATAGCTTCCAGATTTTTCAAGTTGCCTGCCAATTCTGATTAGGTAAATTACTGCTCCTACTCCTAAAACAAGAGTAATGATCAGTGTTGTCACTTACGGTCTTGCCCCATCTTCCAAGTCGCTGCTCCGCCAATACCAAGTAATCCCCATGCTTCCTGTGGAAACTGGTGATACCCAAGCATCTGGCAAACCATCATGCCAAAACCTATTGCCATCAACGCATAGGTTTTATACCCAGGAGCTACCTTGTCAATTAATTCGATCAATACCTTGACCATCTATTGCACCTCTAGTTTGTTAATTTTATTAATGCACCCTATGGGGATCTGCCCCCGTACCGCCGTACACTTATTGTCCTTGTCACTGCTTTCAATATTGTTGCAAAAGTAAATCGTCTTCTTTGTCGCTTTCAGAAAAAAGCCCACTGTCCTGACAGGGATCTCGTTATACTTCTTTACATCACTCAAATCAGCCCATGCGTTCTCGCCCTCAATATCGCCAGCGTCTTCCCATTCAATTTGAATCGGCTGCTCCGGCACAAGCTCCTTGATCTGCTTTCTTAATACACCCATAAACACGGTGACGGCTTACCATGCTCATCCGCCACATCAACGTGAATAAAATTCCTTGCTATGCCCATTCTCTTAAAATGAGTCCTGAGAAATCCTACCAACTGATCTCTTTCAAAACATCCCTTGGCAGATATGTCTGCCGCTAATCCATCAAGATGCGCGGAATCATCCTTGCCACCCACATTTTGATTATGCGTATCGCAGCGTATGCCAGATGTTACCTTCATGGGTTTGCCGTACATCAATCGAACAATCTCAAGCTTCGACACTAGTTCCGATGCAATCTTGTCCGAGCCACATCCGCACTGACATGCGAATTCTCTTCTGGAGAAATGTTCTGTTAAGTCGCCCATTACTAGTACCCCATCCAATCTCTTAATGATTTCAGGGTAGGATTATTAAAAGTTTTAACTGACACACCAGATTTACCACCACCTTTTACATAAGCTGAGTATGCTTTGACTTTATCGCCATCATATGTGTAGGTATTAGGTTTGCCAGGAGTGTCTGACTGTCTGTAACCATGATTTTCAAGAAATTTTTCAGTTAATCCCTCTCTTCTATCTGTTAACTTGACATCTGACCAATCTCGTTTCTTCTCCCCCTTCAACTTCTTTTTAGACTTCTTAGAAACAGAACTCTTCTTCCCTGTAACAATACTTTTGCCGCCCGTAGAGCCAGTGTAAGTTCTACCTCCACCAGCGCCTAGACCACCACGCCCAACAAAGTCTCCTGGTGAATCAGCGCTTGGAATTCTCTTTACAGTCATTTCATTACCACTTTGGTTTTAAAGTTTTAATATATTCCTGATACGGATTCGATTCGATCCACTCGCCATACTGGGATTTGACATAGACATCGTCACACTTGGCGCAGATGTACCAGTCAAAAACA